GTTTGGTAAGGTGGCTCCTGAAGTAATTATGGCAAACATTAAGATTATTTGTGATTCTCTTATTGCTGAAGGCATACCTGTAGTAGTTACATCAATGTTATCTCAGATTAAATCGAGAAATGATTTCTATAAAAATCAATCACCTTCATACGACTTTAATGCAAAGTTTTTAGAAGCCAATGCCGCATTACTTCAACTGTGTGTAGATAATGGTTATGAAATGATGGATACTAGACCGTACTTATGTGTTAGAGATTCTGCAAATATATGGGAACTTGCAGATGAGTTTAGTTCTGATGGTATTCATCTTAATTTAGACGGATATCAACAATGGGTAATTCCTTTGAGTTATAGCATTAATCAACACTAATATATTAGTTATAGAGCAATAGTCTTTATACAGTTCAGTTAATAAAATAGGATCTGATAAACATCAGATCCTATTTGTTTGTCTTAAACTTTTTTAGTATATTATACTTATAGGTTTAAACCTTAACTTTATTTATATATTATGGGATTAGGAAATGGAAACTCCAAGACAGGAGATAAAGGTAGTAATTATAGCTATGAGCTAAAAAGCCTTCAAGGATTACAAGAAATTTTAAACAATACTCTTTCTAAAACATTAACTCCTGGTGTATTAAATATTACTGGAGCAACTGGTACAACTTTAAGTACATACAGGTCTTTCACATTTATATGTGCTGCGGGAACAGTGACTATAGATGGAGAAGTTTTTCCAATAGGGACGTATACTTTTTCTAATAGTAATGGAACACTAAATAGTATAAGTTACGATGCATCTACATCTACAGATTGTAAAATTATATTTATAGCTTAATTATGGCAAGAACAACAGCACAATTAACAGCTAACCCAAGATCATTGTATGTAGGCTTATCTAATAGCGCTATTTTAACGGGAGCAGGTGAACAAAGTTTATTACCAGCTACAGGCCAAGGTTCTTTAACTGTTCCAGCAAATGCATTTAAAGTTGGAGATAGCTATTGTCTTGTAATGGCTGGAGAAATATTATTAGGAGATAAAGACGATGATTTTACTCTTAAAGTATATCAAAATGGTACAGTTTTAGGAGATATAACAGTAAAGCTTGAAGATATAAATGCAGCAGGTATAAGTTTTTGGGAAGTAGAAGTAGACTTCACTGTTAGAGCAATAGGTGCTACTGGTTCAATGTGTACTAACCTTGATTTTACTTTTAATAAAAACATTACAAAAGATTTTAAAGGAAGTAGACATGTTACAATTACCACATTAGATACAACTACAACAAGCGCTTTAAGTGTTACGGGTGAGGTAGTAGGGCAAAACAATTCTTCATTAGTAACCAACATGATGATTTTACATAGAGTATTTTCAGGCGCATAGTTAATTATAAAAAGGTAAAAAATAAAGATGGACTACACAGGAATAACATTTGGATTAGAGGCATTAATATCTTTAATTTTTGGAGCGGGTGGAGCATTAGCAGTTTGGTTTAAATTAAAAGGAACCGTAAACATTCAGTCTATTGAAATGAACAACATTAAGACGGAACTTTCTGAAATTAAAGTAGAAAAGAAAGATAACCATAAGCAGATTCACAATCGTATTGATAGCTTAAAAGTTGTAGTTGAAAAAAACCGAGAAAATTCTGATAACGGAATCAATGCTATGACTGCAAATATGAACGCAATGGAGCTAAGAATTATTAAGGCTATTCACGATATTAAAAACTAAATAACATGATTATGAAAATTTGGAAAAACATCGTATGGTTCTTTACAGAAATAATGAACCTTTGGTCTGATAAGCCATCTTTTTTCTCAAAGAAAAGAGTTGAATCAAGTATTGCATTTATAATTGCACAAGTAGGAATGATTACATATCTATTTACTCGAATAGATACAATGGATATCTATGAGCTTCTTATGTGGGCAGGGGCAGAGTTTCTTATTGCAGGATACTCAATTAGTCAGATCCAAAGAGAAAAAAAGAACAACTCTATTTGCCCAAAAAATACATTTAGGGAAAATTAGTATATTTGCATTATGCGGACATTATTTGCATTTCTCGTAATAGTTATAGGAATGACATCATGTTCAGCTCCTAAACTTTATCAAAAAGGACTTGGTAAGATAGGAAAAGCAATTGAAAAAGATTCTACATTAGTATTCCCACAGGATACTGTTACTCTTATAGAATACGATACAATACCAGGAGTCGATGGTAAAGATTCTATAATTATTCAAACTAACACTATACAGTTACCATGTGACTTTGATGTGGACGTTTTAGTAAGATATAAAGAAAAGTCTAGACGAGAGTTAAGATTTGAAAGAAAGAACTCAAAAGACTCTCTCACACACACACGTAAGATGTACAGGCTTCAAACCAATCGAATGCAGGATTCTATCAATTTCTTAATAAAAGAGAACAGAGAGGTTACAAGGAGGTTAAATGACGCAAACGATAATGCAGAAAAACTAGCAAGGCAAGAAACAAAAAGAAAGAAAGGTTCATGGTTTACCCGTATGATGGGTAGAATATGGTGGCTAATATTAATAATAGGATTAGTAGGAGGATTTATTCTTAGAGGATATATTCCATCAATTTTTAATATATTAAAATAAATAATATGGGTGCTATTGTAAAGAGAGGTGATAGTGGGCCTCATGTAATTGAGATACAAAAAGGGTTAAATGCTATTGGTCTTTGGTCAATAGGGTTACCTTATTCTCAAAATTTTGGTCCAGCAACTGATAGAGCTATAAGAAAATTTCAAAAAATTAATGGTCTTGTAGTTGACGGAAAAGTAGGTAAGCTTACATTAAGTCGTTTAGGTATTCATATAGAACCTTCTATTTCAAAATTTGATGAGAAGTATAAAGGTGTCACTTTTCAAGGATCTGTATTTCCAGATAAACCTATTAGTTGGAATGTTAGAGTAAAATTTAACAGTGAAATGCTTAATGAATACATTCCTGTAATGGAAAGTCTAATGAGGGACGAACCTAAAGGTCTTAGACTACTTATTACTATTATGGCATATAAAGAAGGTTTCAGAAAAGGAACTAGATCATACCGTCATAATAATCCAGGGAATATTGGTAATACTGATTCTGGAGCTAACAGTACAATGCTTTCATTATTAGACGGTATTGACTTACAGCAGGATTATATAAATTCTATTGTTAATGGAACACATAGAGCTTATCCTATGGGAAGACGTAAATGTATAAAGCCTTACTTTAGTAAAGAGATTGCTAAGCATACAAAGTTATATGGAATGAGTCCTTATGTACCAGGATATAACTTTAAATTTACTGGACAGTTGGATCAGTTTGTAAAAATATACTCTACAGGAGCTCGTGCAGGAAATGGATACTTAAGTATGATTATATCTTACTTTAAAAAGAATGGTATTTATATTACTCCTCAGAGTAAAATTCAAGATATTATAAAACTTAATTAAGATTATGGTAAGGAATAGATTATTTTATGACATTGAAACAAGTTTTTGCAAAGGGCATTTTTGGAGACCAGGTTATAACCAAAATATTTTGCCACACCAAATCCTAGAATACGCTAAAATTATATCTATACACTGGAGATGGGAAGGTGAAGAAGAAGTTCATCATCTACATTGGGGGCTTAAAAAGCAATGTGATAAAGCAATGATAAAAAAGTTTATTGCGCAAATGGATAAAGCAGATGAGATTATTACGCACAATGGAAAACGATTTGATACACCCTGGATTAGAACTAGGGCATTGTATCACGGACTAGAAATGAGGCATACTTACAATGAGATTGACACATATAAACTATGTAAAAAATATCTTAATCTTCCAAGTAACTCACTTAAAGAAGTATGTAAGTATTACAATTTAGTAAGTAAGAAAGATGCAGGAGGAATGGATACGTGGGTAGATGTTGTTATTCATAAAAGTCAAGAAGCATTAGACCATTTACTTTTTTATGGCGATGGTGATATTGTTTCTTTAGAAGCAGTATTTAATAAAATAAAAACATACGTTAAGCCAAACATGCATTATGCAGTTTTACGTGGAGAAGAAAAATTTCATTGTCCAGAATGTTCATCATTACCATGGTGGAATAAAACGTATACAACTGCAGCAGGAACAATACAGCACTACTTGAAATGTAGTAACAAAGAATGTAGAGTTCCGTTTAAAGTAAATAATAAAACTTATATGGATTATTTACAATACAAAATAAGGAATAATATAAGCTAAATTTTTAATATATTTGTATAATGTTACCATTAGTTGATTTACATAGCCAGTTAGATGAAGGTCTGAATATTAATAATTCAGATTCTATTTTTGCTACATTATATTATACTGATTTAATTAATGAACAACGTTCATTATTTATTAGAAATGAATATAATAAGAAAAGGGAAATTGATCCAAATATTCAACAGTCATTTTGTGAAGATTTAGAATTAGTAGATCCTTATAATTGTCCATGCGTAAATATTCCATTAGGATGTAAAATTTTACGTACTAAACGAAGAATTCCAAATACAATAGAATTTCATCACAGTAAAGCTATTACGTCAGTAGGACCTATAGTAATAACATCTAAGCGATTTTCTTTTATTAATTACGATAGAGTTCCTTATATTGGAGAAGGACGTACAACTAAAAAAACTGTATATTCTTTTTTATATGATAATTATATTTATGTAATTAGTAAAGATTCTTTTTCATTAGCATTGTTAAAAAAAATAACAATACGAGGAGTATTTGAAGATCCTACTGCAGTTGCAGAATTTCTTAATTGTAGTGAAAATAATATTTGCTGGACACCTAATGATCCATATCCATTAAATCAATGGATGTGGGCCTATGTTAAAGGTCAAGTAATGCAGCAATTATTACAAAAGCGTCAGATTCCACAAGAAGATAATAATAATGCTCAAGATGATTTAGCAGATGGGGGTGCATCAGCCCCTGCTCAACCAAAGGCTTAAACTATAAATAATGAGTAATAATTATTTAAAAAGAGGTAAAGGTAAAAAAATAGGTGATATAAAGAAGTATGATTTTTTTGCTCACTATAGAAAGAATGCTAAATTAGCTAAGTTAGAGAGAACTCAATATTCTAGATTTATTAAAGAATTATTGAATACTTATAGTGAAGCGATAGTTAAAGAAAATTTAGAGCTTAAGTTTGGAAAACTAGGTTTTATTAGAGTACAAGCAAAAAAGCTAAACTTCTTTAAAAAGAATGGGAAGCTTGCAAAATCCTTAGAAGTAAACTGGGCTAGTACCTGGGTATACTGGGAAGGATTATATAAAGGATTAACGCGTGATGAAATTGTAGAACTTAAAAATAAAAAAGTTATATATTTTGATAATGAACATACTAATCAAGAATTTTATCGTCACATATGGGACAATAGTACTGCAATAATAAAGTACAAAAGGTTCTATAAATTTAAACCCTCTCGTCAATACTCACGTATGATTAAAGAGGTTGTAACTAAACCAGAAAGAAAAATATTTTATTATGGATAACAATAAATCAATTGCAGGAATGAAATCAGGAATAGAATCAAAAGTAACTACTAAACGTGTTCAAGCTGAAGATGGTAGTTCGATAGAAACAAGAGTTGAAGAAGTTGAAGGAGGTTTTATTAAAACTGTAGATAAACGTTTTAAGGATGATAATAATGAGTGGCAATATAAATGTGAAAAATCAGTTTCCCTTACTAACCCACTTGAAGAAAAATCAATGGCCGATAAGCTTGAGGAGTACATGGAAGGTGAAGAATAATATTTAAATTATGAGTTACACAGGTAATACAGTATCGTATAAAGCTATTGTAGATAAGCAAATGCGTGATTGGGGCTTTGCTATCGATGATGAGCAAGCAATGGAATGGTTGGCTGAATTTATGGCTCTTACAAAAGTAGGAATGGTCATGGAAAAGTCTACTCGTTATATTCATATTTGCGATGGTCGTGGTGACTTACCTTCAGATCTATATAAAGTTGTTCAGACAGCTAGACTAGGTGGTGTAAGTAATCTAGAACAAGCTCAATGTGGTGAAGGTACATTAACTCCTATGCGATGGTCAACAGATCATTTTCACGATAGATATCATAAAGACGATAGAGATTATACTACTCAATCAAGTAATACTTATACTGTAAACAATAATTACATATTTACTTCTTTTTCACAAGGGTTTGTTGCAATGGCAATAGAAGCTATTCCTACTGATAATGATGGAGGTCCTTTAATTCCAGGTGACCAATCATGGTTAGAAGCTGCTGCACACGACTTAGCATGGAAAGCTTCAAGAAAATTACGTAGAACTGGTTCAGTAGATCCAAATTTTTATGCTGAAATTCAACGTGATAGAGATTGGTATTTATCACAAGCTGTAAATGCTGCTAAGCTTAACAAAAATGTTGATCAAGCAGAGTCTGCTAAAAATTCACATGTGCGTACTATTCCAGATTTAAATGCACATTCTTCATTTTTTGCTAATTTTCAAATACCAGAACAACGTTTTTTTAGAGGACGTACTAATACAGGAAGCAGTAACGACCCACAAGACCTATAAATAAATAGAATGAAACAAGGTGTTAATATATACAAAGGATTAACGTCTGATGCTGCATACGATAGCATTGGTGAAGGTTTATATATCGATGCTCTCGATATACGAATTACTACTGATTCAGGAAATTCTCAAGGTGCAATTACTAATATAAAAGGTAATAGGTTTTATTTTGCACTTCCTACTACAGATAGTGATATTGGAGTAAATGGTACTATGGAAATTATTGGTGCTACGTCAATACGTAATACAATAATTCTTTTTACTGCTGATGACAATGGGAATAATGGTTGGATATTCACATTAGAATATGATGATACTAATCAGAATCTTATATCACAACCTACTATTGTATATAAAAATAGTCAGTTACTATTTAGTAAAGAGCGTCCAATTGCATCGTTTGGAAGATACGAATCTGATTGTATACAACGTGTATATTTTTCTGATTATCAAGAATATTTTAGATCACTTAATGTTGTAGACCCTAATTCATTAACTATTGAGCTAGGACTTATCGATATTTTTCCAAACATAAAATATGTACAACCTCTTTTAACGAATGTATTAACTGGTGGAAATTTACTTGCTGGGAATAATCAATATGCGTATTTACTTACTACTGTTGACGGTAAAGAAAGCTTAATTTCTCCTCCAGGTAATATGATTCATACCGTACAGGATTTAGAATCTGAATTACAAACTCGTCAATATAATGGTAACACTGAATCTTATAATGTAGGCAAAGCATTAGAAATTACTATTGATACAAGTAATTATGGGGGTTTTGAATCAATTACCCTTATTCATATTTTTCATCCAGATCTTACAGGAACTCCTCAAATATTTTCTGTTGAAACTAAGAATATAGGTAGTGCTAATGAAATAGTATTCATACATACTGGTACAGAAACTACTACCTTTGAAATAGATTTATTTACATATACTACTAAAGCATATTCCTTTAAAACTGCTAAAACATTAAGTCAGAAGGATAATGCATTAATAGTGGCAAATATTAAAGGATCTAATTTTGATGTTCAGGCAAGGTTGACAGAACTTGGAGAATCTTTTAATCCAAATACTAAACGTTTTAATTCTGCATTACAAGAAGATACTTCCCTTACTACTGATTTAGACAAAGCTTTTAATTCCAATTTTAATAAAGATGCGCATTGGGATAAAGCATGGCATGATAATTTTCAATTTAAGTTTCAAGCTGATGGTTTAAGACTCGGTGGTCAAGGACCAAACATTACTTATAACTTTCATCTTGAACCGTTTTTAATAGATAATGAAGCAGCTCCAGACTTTGCTAACTTAAATCACATTAGTAATGTAGCTGTTGATTTAAACGATGGTTATGGAAATTATGCAAATAATACTTGGGATTCAAATGCCTCTCCTTTTATTTCAGGTTTACTTAGGGGATATAAACGTGGTGAAACTTATAGATTTGGAATTGTATTTTACAGTAAAAAAGGCGAAGCTTCTTTTGTAGAATATATTGGTGATATTAAATTTCCAGATATTTCAGATGATGATTCTGTAGCTAATGATTCAAGTACTACTTACTTTCCTTTAAGTATAGAAACTAATGATAATTATCCTACATCAGTAGATACTACTGCATATGCAATGGGAATAGAATTTAATATTGATTTCTCAACATGTCCTAATTTCTTAACTGAAATAGATAGTTATCAAATAGTGCGTCTTAAACGTAGTGTTTCTGATTCACATAGAGTTTGTTCTGGAATAATGAAAATAGGGATGAAGATAGATATCACTTCTGATTCTGGAGGTGGGGGTTTACCTGCACCTTCAGGAGGATACAATCTTTCAGGGCCTAATGACAGTACTGATATTTTACACTTATTTCCTTATCATCTAAATAGGAATACTGATGATGACGAAAGTGGGCCAGGCTTTGGGGTTAACGGTAACTTTACTACTCTGAATAATAATAATATTGCAGGAGTTCCGTTTGATGCATTCGGGTCTTATATGACTTTTAATTCTCCTGATGTATCTTTTGATTTTGAAGGAATTAATAGTGCAGTTACTCCAGGATCATGCTTACTTATGACAGGTAGATATGGGCAATATTATTCTAGTATTGATAATCCAGATGCAGGATCTTCTTGGTCCTTTAATAGTAATACTATTTTAGAATCTCCACAAAGAAAATCTTTTGATATAGTACATGCTGCACCAGCTACTAGTGAAACTCTAGGAGCTTATATGGAAGACCATAGACGTAAGTTACGTTCTGTAGGTCAAGTAGATAAGAGTACTTCTCTTAAAGCTATTGAATATATTAAACAATGGAGGGGTGTAAATAGAATAACATTTTCTGACAATAGACGATTAGATCCTGAAATGCAAAACGATTTAGATAGAAATCTAGGACCGTATAGTGGATTTACTGATGCAGGTGTTGTAGGAAGTTATTACTTTAGAAATTTTTATGCTTACCTAGGAAATACTTTACCTGGTCTAAACGATCATAGTGATAGTGGACAAACATTTACTTCTGCATTTCATAAAGGAGCATCAGGGTTTACAGGTTCAATAAAATTAATTGATACTGATCCTTTAGATAGTACAAACCCTTTGCCTACTGTATCAGCAAAACATTTTTTTAGTACAGGTGTAGGTGCAGGTACAGGGCCCGTAAGATCTGTTTCAAACATTGCACCTATTAATGGTACAGCAGCTAATGAAGATTTAACAAGTACTCCAATTTTAGATATACTTGTACCTAGACAAGAAGTATATGGAGGTTTTACGCAAGATGCATTAGAAAGTAATATTTTTATGCCTGCTTCTCCAGTAATTGATAAAGTAAATACTAATCCTAAAGTTTATGGAGGTGATATTTTCTTAAACATGTTTACTTTTCAAGAAAGCGCAGGATTTTTGTGGGATAAATTCTATCAAAATGCTGTGTCAGGTACTATTAAACAAGAATTTGATAATAATAGAACTTCTACTATTAGTATGGTTACAGAGTCACGAGTAAACATAGCTCTATCATATGGTGCTACTACAAAGACTGATGTAGAATTTGAAGTAGGTGGAAGTGTAGAAAGTACTATCTGGAGACAAGAAACTGATAATACTAAAAGTAGTTTTGGTAAAAAAGTTGTAGGAACAGATCACTACAATATGTATACTGATACTTACAATGAAGCGTACTCAATAGAATCTGACGATTTAGCATTTTTTACTAAGCCTAGTTCACTTGATGAAACATGTAACGTAAATGATGTTAGGGCATATATTTCAAATTTAAAAATTAATTCAGAATCAGTTGATTCATGGACTAAGTTTGGAATAAATAATTACTATGATGTTGATGACTATGGGCCAATTAATAAAATAGTAAATAGTGTAGATGAAATATTCTTCTTCCAAGATAAAGCGGTTGGTCAGTATTCTATTAACCCTAGAGCAGTCACTACTACTGCTGATGGTATTCCAACAGAATTAGGTTCATCTAAAGGTTTTCAGGATCATAAGTATATTACTAATAGCTATGGATGTATTCATCAATGGGCTGTGCAAGTAACAGATGCTGGTATATACTATTGGGATGGTCTTCATAAAAAAATATTCCTTATTGGCGGTGAAGGTGGGAACCGTCCTCTTTCTGAAGTAAAAGGAATGCATGGTTTCCTTAAAGATTTACAAGGAGATATTTCTTTACGTAAAGAAAATGGTGGAGATAATCCAATCCTTGGTAAAGGAGTACATATAGTAAAAGATTTGGTAAATAATGAAGTGTTATTTACATTCCATGGAATATGGCAAGCATTTAATTTAGAATCTAATACTTTATATTCACAAGGTCAAATTGTTTTTTATGATAAAAAATATTATATTATTACAGTAACATATACTAGTCTTGATACTGAAGATATTAATCTACTTTTACAGGAACTTTATGCTAATGCGATACTTACTACTACGTTACCTACTACTACATTAACATTAGTATTTGATGAACTTGCTGGTCAATTTTCATCAAGATATAGTGCTACACCGCCTTTGTATATTGAGAATGGAGATATTTTATTATCTACAAATCCAAATACAAGAAATGAAGTATATAAACATAATTCAGGAAATTATGGTGAATTTTATAATAATAAAGAAGAAGCATTTATTAAACTAGTTTTAAATAAAGATGCTGATGTTAACAAGATTCTTCGGTTCATAGAATTTAATTCTATTGTTAAAGATGATCAAAATAATATAAATAGAGCTCAGACTATTACTGGATTTCAAGTAACGACTGAATATCAAGATACTGGAAAGGTTACATTTTCTTCTGGTAGAATTAAACGTAAATTTGATAAATGGAGATTAAAGATTCCACGCGATCAAAATAATGGAAGCACAGATCGTTTGAGAAGTACTCATTTTATATTAACTTTATATTTTGACAATACTTATAATCGAGAAATTATTTTAAATAGAATTATTCATCATTACGATATTCAAATGTACTAATGGCTAATAAGAAAGTAGATAAAAAAAGTATTATGGGATACCGAGATGATTCTCAGTATCGTAATGAGCCATTCATTGATATTAATACGCCTACTGGTTTTATTGATATGTCAAAAACAGGAATGCCTTTATTAGCAAATGGACAACTTCTTCCACCTTACTCAGGACAACATGATATGGGAACTACTAAAGTAAGAGAAGTTCCGTTTGCAAATGGTGGATCTATGGAATCTATTGATGAACCTAAGAAACCTGCTAAACGTAATAAAAAGAAGGAAGAGTTAGAGATAGCTTTGTTAAAATACATGAACCAGTATAATATTACAAATCCATATATGCAGCAATCCATAATGGGAATTATTATGGGGGAAGGAGGTATAAAAGGAGTACGGGAAGACTTAAATTATTCTAAAGAACGTTTACCTGAAGTTTTTAGTCGTTTTTCTACAACTGGAGAACGTGTTAAAAAAGGACAAGGTAAGTATAACTATAACAGATTAGCTTCTGAATACGAACACTCCCCTAAAAAACTTGCCAACTTTGTGTATAATAGTGATAGTATTCCTAGCAATGTACAAGCAGGTGATGGTTGGAGATATAGAGGGGGTGGATCTAATCAATTGACAGGGAGAGGTGCTTACGAATCATTAGGTAATAAACTAGGAGTAGATCTAGTATCTAACCCCGACTTACTCAACAATGATACTGACTTACAAGCACATGCTGCTATAAGATTTTTATCAGATAGACTTACTAAAACTCTTCCTAGAATAGTAAAAAATAATCCTAGAAATTATGGTGATCTTGCTAACTATGTAGATTTTAATAACATTGATAATTTTGAAGACGCTGCTTACATATTAACTAGAACTAATGCTGGTTATGGTAAAATTCCTTCAGATGAAGTATTTGGAAATAGATTAAACAATGCTAAGGATTATATTTTTGATACTGATTATACAGCCCTTGCTGATTATAAAGAAAATCAAAGACTTGCTGCTGAAGCTAAAGAATACAACCGTGTAATGGATAGTAGATCCTCTGTTCCTGTTGATCCAACAAATCTTTATCAAGCTCCTTCAGGACCTCGTCAAGAAGAGTATTTTGACCAAGACCGAATGGATGGGATGATGAAGTCTAAACTTGCATACGCAAATGAGTTTGGTAATCCTGCAGCTAAAAGAATGGTTGCGCCTACTGATCAACCTTATAATTTTGATAATGGTAATACAGGAACTCATTTTATGAGTAGCATGGACAATTATGCTGTACCTCAAATTCAAAATGAAAATGGTCAATTGCAATTAGGTAACTACGGGCCTCAAAGTAATGAGGCTATTCGTTTTGATAACAATCAAGATGCTGAGCATTTTGCTAAAGGTTATGAAGACATTAATGGAAATAATCAAGGTTATAAAAAAATAGCACCTGCATTTAATAAATACGGTGGTGGATTAGGAGCACCTAAAAATATACCTACTTGGAATTACCCTTCACAGGGAGCAGACATTTATAGAGATACTACTGAGATACCACCTGCAGTGTTTGCAACAGGAGGAGCAATGTCGGTTTCTGAAGATCCCCCTAATAAAAATAATGTCTTAATAGGTTATATGAACGAGTATGGCATTACTAATCCGTACATGCAAAGAGCAATGATGGGTATTATTATGTCAGAAGGTGGAGTAGATGGTGTACCTGAAGATATGTATTATAGTAAAGAAAGATTGCCTGAAGTATGGGGGAAGTTTTCTAAAACAGGTAAGAAAGTAGCCAAAGGTCAAGGTAAATATAATTATAATTCACTAGCCACTAAGTATGAAAAAAGTCCTGAGGAATTAGGTAACTTTATATATGGGAATAGATTAGGTAATAATAATAATAATGGTTACAAATATAGAGGAAGGGGACTAAATCAGTTAACTGGATATTATTCGTATAAAAAAGCGGGTGAAGAACTAGGTGTCGATTTAGTAAATAATCCTGAGTTATTAGACACTGATTCTGACTTACAAGCAGAAGTAGCAGTTATGTTTTTAGCTAAAAGAATTAATGAAGAACTTCCTAGATTAGTAAAAAGTAAACCTAATTCATATAAAAAAAGATTTTCTAAATATTTAGATTTTAATAATATTAATAATTTAGAAGATGCTAATTTTTTATTAACTAGTGCTAATGCAGGATTTGGAAACTTTCCTGCTAAAGAAACATTTGATAAAAGATTGAACTTTGCTAAAAATTATAAATTTGACGAAAAATTTGAAAAAATTAATAATTCTAAAGAGAAAGATTTAAATAAAGATTTAAATTCAAATCATATAGCAGAGTATCAAAAATTACCTGAAGCATCAAAAGACAAAATTAAAAACTCATCAAAAGAAATTAAGTTTGACATACTTGATGACTTATATAAAAAAAATAATATATTACTTCAAAGTAATAAAAGTAATAAAAGTAATAAAGATATTACCCAGTATTCTGCTGGAGTAGAACCAGAACATAATGTAGTCATTAAACCTAAAAATGAGTATATTGATAAATTAAATCTTACTATGGGAGCACCTAAAAAAACACCAGTATTTGGACAAGGACAATTATTTAAAACTAATGGAGGTCCAATGTATAATCAATATGGTACAGGAAATAAAAAAATGTATCAGTACAGTGATTCTGATGGTATGGATAATGGTACAGATAATGGTACAGAAATTAACTTTGATCAGTATTATACGACAAGAAACGGTAAAACAAAGTTAAATCAAAAACAA